TTAGAACATAATATACATACTGCCGTCGACAGAGTTGCTAAGGCTCTGAATTTGAACGGGATTTGCGCGCGCGACGCTTGGTGCTGCGACGACTACCAGCATCAACACTGCCGCCGCCGCGCTGAGTCTGTCCAGGACTGAGCGCCACACCTTGCGTTCGACCGGGGAGGTCGCGCGTTCGGCGTGAATCTTCGCCATCCAGACAGCACCGTCGAGCTTGCCCAGTTCGCAAAGCTGCGCAATTCGCTCATCTGAGAGACCTGCCACGCCCTTTCGCGCTTGGTGAAGGGTCTGCCGCTGAATTCCCAATTTCGTCGCCAAAGCCATATCGGACGGGAGTCCCGACCGTTCCCGCACTGCGTCGAGAAGTTCTGCAAGAGCGCTCATGTGATGAATCCTATTGACACGACGTGATGGGATCAGTTTACATCCGCCACGTGATGTAGATACATCACACCCGTCACCGGCACCCCAAGGCCGCTGGCGGGTTCCCTTGGGGGCTTGGGGTAGGGGACAGGGATGATCGATCCGCTTATTGCCTTCGTGCTGCTGGCAGCCATCGTGGCCGTGTCCATCGGTGGCGCTCGCATCGTTTCGTGGCTGCTCGACCGGCGTGACCACACCGCCTCGCAGCAGTCGTGCGAAGCCGCCTTCGTCGCCCAGGCTCGTGCCGAGCTGGCCGCAACCGGCTGGACCCCGAGCCACGAGGCGCTCTATCAGGCCGAAATCGCGGCCACCAAGCGCGGCAATCTTCTGGCCGCCGCCAACTACGCCGAGCAACAGGAGGCCGCCAATGTCCGCTGAGTGCTTCGTCATTAGCGCTTCGGACTGGGACCAGTTGATGTGGGTCTTCTCCGGCATGTGGCTCTTTCTCACCATCCTTTTCGTGCTGTCGCTGATCGATTGGGATGTGTTCTGGCACCTCCTGCGCCATTACGTAAGGGCGCTGCTGCGTCGTCGTCGCATGCAGCGCAACCGGGGTGCAGCAGATGGCCGTTGATCGCGCTCGCTTCAGGATGGCCGTTGAGGGCGGGGCAGGGGGCTTTTCCCCGCTTTCGCCCGGTGAAAAGGGGCAGCGGGCGGCGGCGGAGATTGGCCCGGGGAGTAACACGGGCCAAAAGGGTCAGCAGGACGCAATCATCGACTACCTGACCATTGTGGTCCCGCTCTCCGCCCTTGAAGAAGTGAACTGCAAGAAGCTGGATCTGTTGCTGTTTCGCATGTTCGGATTTCAGGGCGAAGTGGTTGCCGGTGCGATCCGTGATCGCAACTGGAACTTCTACGAGCAGTCAGCGGTGCTTATCGACCGGGAAAACGAAGTCGTCGGCCGTGTCGGCATCGGCGGTAAGAAGAACACCGTGTGCCTGAGCCTTACCGGCATGGGCTGCAAGTGGATTCGTGACTGGCCGCGTGTCTACAAGCAGTGCGCCATGCTCGACGCCAAGATCACCCGTGTGGATTGCGCGCACGACGACTACGAAGGCGAGCGCCTGGACGTGCATGCGCTGCGCGAAGTCGCTGCACAGGGCGGTTTCACCGAAGGCGGTTGCCCGCCGCGCCATCGTTTCATCTCCGATGAAGGCCATAACACCGGCTGCACGCTGTATGTCGGTGGCAAAGGTCACAAAGAACTGTGCGTGTACGAGAAGGGCAAAGCCGAGGGCCTGCCGTCTTCTCGTTGGGTGCGCGCCGAAGTGCGCCTCTATGGCAAGCACATGGAAATCCCGTTGGATGTGCTGTTGAACCCGGGCGCATACCTGCGCGGTTCGTACAGCGCCTTACAGGACCTCATCAAGGGCGTGTGCACTCGATTGCGCACGATCCGCAAGCACGTCGAAGTTTCTGCCGAGGCAATGGTGCTCTGGATGGAGCGTCAGGTAGGCCCGGCCCTCAGTGTTCTGCGCGGAGCGTTCGGAGCTTCTTGGTCCGACTTCTGCGAGGCCCGCATCGTCCGTGACGGTCACCCCGGACGTTTTCGCGGTATTGCCAAGGGTGACGCACTCCATCGTTTCGTGAGGGAAGAACTATGCCCATCTGCCGCGTAAAGTCCGGTGCCGTCGAAGAACGGCACAACACAAAGACCAACGCCATCAATCGTTCGCAGACCGTGGGTCTCGACCTCGGCAACGGCTTCGAACTGCCGTTCCGCGTCGGCCTTGGTCAGCGCCCCGCCTACCAGCCGGGTGAGTACGACATTGATCCGCAGTCGTTTGCTCTTAGCGAGTACGGCGATTTGGTGCTGAAGCGTTACGTGGATCTGGTCCCGCTGCAGGCCAAGGCCGCAGCAGCCCCGGCGAAGCCGTAAGCCATGGCCGTGCTGATCCCCGCTTGCCGCGAAGCCGACCTGGACACGGCCACGGGGACCTGCACGGCTGTGATCTGGATTCCTCAGCCGGCACTGCTGCCGGAACTGCCGATTGAGGATGCACAGGCCATTGGCGTAAAGATCGCGCTCCTTTGGGCTGTCGCGTACGTGTTCCGGCTCATTCGCAAGAAAATCGAACAGTCCTAGGAGGACGCATGAAGAAGATGTTTAACGCCCTGAAGGGCAAGGGCACCGCGCTGGCGGCCGTGGGTACTGCAGCGCTTGCGTCGGCTCCGGCGTTCGCGTCGGGCGGTACCGCTGTTGATGTGGGCGCGGTCGTTACCGCCATCAACGGTGCCTTGGGCCCCATCGGTCAGATCGGCATTGCAGTGCTGAGCGTGCTGGTGGGCATCAAGGTCTACAAGTGGGTGCGCCGCGCGATGTAATGGCAACCGGGGGGCAGGGCCGACTCCCTCCCCCCGGTCTTTCAACGCCCTGGACAGGGTAGGGGGCTTGGGATGGAAGGGTGGATCTGGCTTGGCGCATGGCTGGTTGCCTGCGCGATCATCTTTGTGGACTTCAGCTGATGCCGTCGCATGCTGTGGTTGCTCTGCGTGCTGCGGCCATAGTGCTGGCGCTGTTTTTGCTGCTATGCCCTAACTCGGCGCATGCCGCGACGGATGTTGGTCAGGCGATGCAGAGCTGTCGCAATAGTGTTCAGTGGAAGGCGCTGAACTCCGCGCGCCGATGTGATGATCTTGGGAGGATGCCTGACGGAGTTTGCCTCGTCGGATTGCCTGCGACAAATGGGCCCGGGCACATCGGCACATGGTCCTATGACTGTGACTTGACGTGCAAAAGCCGCGCCGACTACAACGGCCCCTATCCCAACAGTCAATACACGCCACTGAGCGGTTCAATTTCTTGTGATCTTGGCTGCACGGTCGCCTGGCGACGGAATGCTGATGGGTCGGTCAACGGATCTGCGAAGAATGCAGACAAGCCGTGTACCGGCGAGGATTACGACAACGACGACAAATGCAACGCGGCCGTTGGTGGTGGTAATGGCTATTTCTACAATCGGCAAGTAGGCGTCTGCGAGCCGAAAGAGGCGGACTGCGGCGGGGGGCAGAAGCCCAATTCTCTCGGGAAGTGTGCTCCCGAGCCCTGCCCAGATGGCATGGCTCAGCAAGCCGATGGCACGTGCAAAAAGAAGGACAACGAGTGCCCGGCAGGGCAGGTCCGTTCGCCGGACGGCAAGTGTTTGCCTGGGGACGGTCAGTGTGCCGCTGGTGAGGTTCGCGGGCCAGACGGTACGTGCAAGAAGGATGGAGACGGCGACGGTCAACCGGATGACCCCGGCGAGAACGAATCCTTCTCTGGCGGTGACGACTGCAGCGCTCCACCATCGTGCAGCGGGTCTCCCATCATGTGCGGTCAGGCGCGCATCCAGTGGCGCATTGACTGCAACACGCGAAAGAATCGCAACATCTCGGGTGGTCTCTGCAGCGCTATGCCGGTCTGCACGGGCGAGAAGTGCGATGCGATGGAGTACGCCGGACTCCTGATGCAGTGGCGCTCAGCCTGCGCTCTGGAAAAGATGGCGCAGGGTGCCGGCAATGGCGGTGGAAGCGCGGACGTAAAGGCGATTCGTGACGCACTCACCGGGAGCGGAGGAGCTGTTACAACCGCGCCGGATCGACCCAGTTCCGACGTATGGTCACGCAGCAGTGGTACGCCGGTAAAGCCAAACACCAGCGGTTATGGCTGGGGCCGTACGTGCCCTCAACCGCCAAGCATTGAGGTGTTCGGGAACTCAATTCAGATCAACACTGCGCCGGTCTGCAATTGGCTGATTCTCGGCGGATACTTCGTCATGGGTCTTGCTGCGCTGTTCTCGCTGCGCATCATCGCAACTAGGGACGCTTGATCATGCCAATGCTCATCAGTACGTTGCTTACCGCGCTCGCTGCGCTGTTCCGCTCCAAGTGGGGTCCATGGGTCGCTGAGGCGATGGTATGGCTGGGGTTGTCCTGGGCAACCAATGAGTTCCTTGTTCAGCCGTGGATCGACCAAATGGAACAGGCAATGCGCGCTGGCGCGCCGGGCGGCGAGTTTGGCGCCTTGGTTATTGCCTACGCAGGCCTGATGAAGTTCGACGTTGCTTGCACCATGCTCGCGTCCGCTGCCACTGCCAAGTTCGCTGTGGGCGCTGCAAAAACGTTCCTGACGAAGCGAACCTGATATGCCTATCGAACTGTTCACCGGTCAGCCCGGCAACGGCAAAACGGCATTGATGATGGAGCGGCTCGTTGCAGAGGCGAAATCAGCGGCCCGTCCGATCTTTGCAGCAGGGATCGACGGGTTAGATCCGGGCCTTGCAACTGTCTTGAAGGATCCACGTGAGTGGAATGCGGTCAGGCCCGGCGAAACCTGCACGTGCAATGACACGGAGTCGGAATCGGCCTGCGACGCACATGTGATCCCGAACGGCTCGCTAATCTTCGTTGATGAATCGTGGAAGTGGTTCGGGCACCTTCATGACGCTTCACGTCAGCAGACGCCGCGCCACGTTCTCGAACTGGCTGAACATCGGCATCGTGGCCTGGACTTCGTGTGGACTACACAGCAGCCGAACCAGCTGTATCCGTTCGTACGTGGCTTGATCGGATCGCACGCGCATGTGGTGCGCCGCTTCGGCACCAAGATGCTCGATGTGTACCGCTGGGGTGAGTTGAACGAGGAAATCAAATCTCTCGCAAAGCGCGATATGGCGCAGCGTACGACGCGCCTTCTCCCTTCGCAGGTTTTCGGACAATACAAGTCCGCCGAGGTTCACACGATCAAGGCTCGCATTCCATTCAAGGTGATGCTGCTGCCGGTGCTGATTGTCGTTGCCCTTGTGTGCGCCTACTGGGCATACACGTCGCTTCGCTCATCGGACCTTGCTGGTGGAGAGGGGAAAGAGGGGACGCGATCGGCGTCAGCCGATGCGGCCCCTTCGCCGTTCCGCGCCCAGGGCGCGAAGGAGGATGCACCGCGCTGGCCCACAGCCGCCGCGTATGCCAAAGACCATTTGCCGCGCATCGGCACCATGCCGTGGACGGCACCCGTTTTTGATGAGCGTCAGGCGCGGTCCGATCCGCAGCTGGTGTGCATGTCGTCACTGGAGGGGGTTGATGCACAGGGCGTGCATCAGGAGGCCAGTTGCCGTTGCCTGACAGAGCAGGGCACCGCTTACGAGTTGAGCCAGCCTGAGTGCCGCACGCTGGCGCGCAATGGACCCGTCTACAACCCTTACCGGGAGCGTTCTGAGGAACGCCGGGAGCAGCGGCTTGATGCGTCCGAGCGAGCCCGGCCGGGATCGGCGTCGGGGTGGACGGGCAGCACCGTGCAACACGTTGAGCGTTCTATGGGCTCGTTCCCGGAATCTGCGTCCTATCGATCAGATAGCTACCTGACCACTCAGCCGGGGCCGAACAAGCTATGACCTGCAGCGGGCGCGAGTTGTTGAAGTGGCTGGCCGTCATCCTCATGACCGGGGATCACGTCGCCAAGGTGATCTATGGTGGATACGTGCCTGGACTCAGTGAAGCGGGGCGGGTTGCCTTTCCGCTGTTCGCACTGGTGATGGCATATAACCTCGCCCAGCCCGGCGCTGATGTGGGCAAGTCCGTTCGCAGGCTCGCGTTGTGGGGTGTCATCGCGCAGCCGGTGCACGCGCTGGTGTTCGGCTACTGGTTGCCTCTAAATATCCTGCTCACGTTTGCCTTGTGCGCTGCTGCGGTCTACGCGGTCGGCCACCGGAAATGGATCGTCCTGGCATTCGCCGCGGCGGTGCTTCCGCTGTTCGTGGACTACCAGTGGGCCGGTGTGGGGTTCGTGCTGCTGGCGTGGGTCGGATTCCGCACAGAACGGCCTCTGCTGGTTTTGGTGGCATTCGCGCCGCTGTGTGCCTTCAATGCCAACCTGTGGGCGCTGGCTGCCATTCCGGTGGCCGTGGGGCTGTCCCATGCAGCGTGGCCGGTTCCGCGCGGCCGTTGTGCCTTCTATGTGTACTACGTAGCCCACCTTGCCTGCATAGTGCTGCTGGCACCTATGCTGCGGCCATGAGCCTGCACCGATACTTCGCGCGCGAGCGAAGCCGTAAGGCGTAGACGGTCAAGGGCAGGGGGCGTCGGGTACGTTCTCCCATCCGCCTGGAATCCGCCGAAACGCGACCCCGTTGATGCAGCGCAATTTATCGTGGTCGGTCGCGTTCCTCAGCCGAGCGGCTTCCGCATTCTGGATGGCGATTTCATCGTCCATTGCCTGAGCCATCTTGATTTCCGCCTCGGCGCGTTCGCGGCGCTCGCGCAGTTCGGCCATGAACGCCTTGTTGTGCGCGGTGTTCGATGGCGTCTCGTTTGAGGCGGTTTCTGGTCTATTGAACCGCGCATTCCATGCGTCTCCGGTCCGCAGATGTAGCCAGATTCCAGCACCGGCCATGCCCAACAGCAGCACGGCCCACATACCGAGCCACGGAAACTCCCAGCGTGAGCGTGGGATGGGCGGCAGGTATTCCGGTCGTTCGCGCTCCATACGTCCCCCAAGGCGTTCTACGCGCATTCTACCGGGGTGTAGGGGCGGCGCCCCTACGGAAGCGCCTCACACGCGCTGGCGGCGTTTCGGCCCCGGTACCGGCAGGACTGCTACAGGTGGTTCGGCGTCAGGGCCAGCCAACGCCACCGATGGACGCTGTTGGCGGCGAGCCACAACATCTCGCAGATTGACGACAGTGGCAGGACAATGCGGAAAGCCGGCGCGTCGATTACGCACACGCTTGGAACTGTCGATCGACGGATCTGAACGAGCGTCGCCCATCATCCGGCGCCATTCCTGCGCCTGCGCAGCGGTGAGCGACAGCCAGGCCAGATCCTCGGGGTACAGTTCACGGCCTTCGGGGGTGACCAGTCGACCAGCCTTAAACGAAAAACCGGCCCAAGGGCCGGTTAGGTTGCGATCTCGCACGATCAGGCTCCATGCCGCAGCGGGATCAGGGGGCGAGGCAAGCGGCGTGCCAGCCAGCCCCGGATGCGCTTGAACATAATATACATTATGCGAAATACAGAGTGTCCGCCGAAAGTTGCAGAAGATTGATCCACCTCTTCGCGAACCCCTAGCCGGTTAAGCTCACGTCGACTTCGGGCTCTACCGCCGTGCGCGCAACCTTGGGGTCGCCTCCTTTGAGAACATCAGCAGCTTGACTCGACAAATCTGACCTACTCAATCCAGTCCTCTCGCTCAGATTTCGCCGTTTCCAGGGCTTCATGAAGCCGGGCATCAAGTTGCTGTCTTGCTGCCTTAGCTCGGTCGGCTCTCCGAAGCCACGAATCGAGCGTGAGCGTAAGCAAGAGGAGTCCGAGCACCACGCGACGGAGCAGCGTTTCGAATAG